AACAGTTAGATGAATTAATAGTTCGTTCAAGAGGTGTAAGAGATGCAATCGAATCTCAAGCACAGAAACTCTTTGACGATAGGTGCATATAGCACCTATTGGGCATCATACATCCAAATTTGGTTAGGAGTGTAAGTCCCATATGCCAGTTAACAAACTGGCACACCGTAACCCCATTTCGTGAATGGGTGGGGTTATAATAGTTGTATAACCGCAATTGAAGTAAATGACTCTAACCCTCAGAGAGACAGAAAACAGAATCAAAACAACAAACTTTGATTCCCTACCAAAACCCCGAAAAAATAAGGGGGTTCGGGGACAACTGTTAGAACTTGCATTAGGTATTCCTAATAGTTCAAAATTAACAGATTTGGTAGACGGAGAGTTAAAGTCCTTTACTAAAGGGGAATCAGTTGCGGTTACTCAACTTAGACACACATTACCAGAAATTTTTAACAACACCCCATTCAATAAGTCTAAGTTAGGAATCAAAATTTCCCGCACTTTATATGTTGCATTTGATAGACAAAACAACTTCTTAGGAACTGCAACACATACAGAAACAAACAAACTGATTGAAGAAGACTACAACGACATTTGCGAGTTCGTCAGAAATACAGAAACCCTACACACATTTACAGGTAGAAACGGAATCTTACAAATCAGAACCAAAGACAGCAAAGACAGAAACGGAAACTATCACCCTATCAAGTGGGAGGGGAAAGAAATCTCAAATAAGGGGTTTGCGTTCTATCTCACAGGAAGATATGCAAAAGGTATCATATGATACCAAACTACTGCCACCAGGATCGCCTGTAAGGGGTCTGAAATAAGTCTTAGGGGTGATAGCATCACCCTTTTTTTATAAAAAAAATAAAGCTCCCCCCGTGTCGAACTTTTTCGTTTTCGGTGATACATCCCACCTCTTTAACTTATATACTTATTATAAAGCATGGAAATGCCAATGCAACCAAAAGTGGACAGTTTATAAAGTGGCACACTCTGATGTTTTTTTCTGGAAAAATATGTTTATAATAGGGTATAAGCAATTAACCCCTTAATTATGTTTAAAGCAATTCAACCATCTATTAACCTTTGGGACAGAAAGGAAAAATTTAATGGATGGACAGACTGGACAACTTGGAACGTTGCCCTATGGATTAACAATGACCAAACATTTTACAGCATAGCAAAAGACTGTAAAGACTACATGGATTTTTTATATGAGATGCAGGAAATGATAGGGTCATTCGCTACACCTGACGGAGCAGACTGGGGCGAAGCGAATATTGAAGAAATGAATGAAGTTATTATGGAGGCAATTTAAATGTTACAGATTATTAAATCTTTGTTAAGTCTACTGGATATCTTCTTTCCAGAGACTATAATAAGGATAGTTAAGCAACCTCTTATGTTCAACAACAAATTACAACCAATTTACGAAGGCAAAGTCCTAGTAAATGAATCAGCAATGGACAATCCAGTTGTTCAAGCAGCATTGAAAGAAATGTCAAAAAGAAACTTTGAACCCCAAAGAATTAATAATTATGGGGTTTGGTACATCTCAGACAGACACTAATTATGTTTAATTCAATGACTCAACCAATCTACATAAAAGGCGATATTATGTTAATCGCCAAATACAACAAGTTTGACCAGTGCGTAGAAATCGGAGACTTAAACAACCCCTCTGATGGGTGGGTTACATATGACCCCACACAGGGAGCAAGTAGCGAAGAGTTAACAGAAATCTGCAACTCTTTACATGACCGCTGCCTATTAGCGGAATTAGGTGTTGACGGATTCAGACCCGCAAGCGAACAACACTTAATAAAGTCTTAATATTTGGGGGGTTTATTTCCCCCATTTTTCGCTATAATTAAAGTATAAGTTTCATTCACCCCTTATGACTAAAACACAAAGACTAATCAACAGAATCAACGAAAAAGAATCTTTCTTTGACATTGCTTTCTTATGCGAAGATTTTGAAACATTTCAAATCGAAGTTGCAGAGTGGGGAGTTGACCACATCGGAGGAGTTGACTTTGACGACCCCGAATTAGACAGAGAGCAATTAGATGCTTTCTTTGCTTCATTCGGATGCACTCCAAGCAATCCGCACCCCGCAGGTAGTTACGCTTAATGTAACGTATTGTTTCGGTTCGGTGATATTCTCACTGAACCTTAATTCTATTCGTTATAATAAGTATATAAATTACATTCACTTTTTAATTATGATTACATATTTCGTTGAAGTCCCTAACACAGACATTAAAGAACCAGTAAGAACACTGGACGACGCTTACCCTCTTTGCTATGACATTGCCCAAGAGTTCGGATTCGCTGAAGTCTGTTGGTATGCTCTGAACGGAAACAGAGTCACCGAAGGTCACTACACCGACAGGGACTAATCTCCCTGAGTCTCACCTGAGACTGTTCGTGCGTTAGCAGCAGGGGGGCGGTTATCCCCCCTTTTTTTATAAATTCGCAAGGTACCATTAAGCTATAAACGACCCAATTCGACCTGTAAATATAAAACGCACTTGATTTACGCAGGGGGTACAGATTTTTTTTCGTGTGTAAAAATGACCACAGAGGATTTGCAAAAAATACCTATGTACTATATACTGGAAGAAGTGACCGACATACATGAAACACGATTCTGAATCTCAAATCCAACCCATCACAACAGACACTATCACAGGTGAGTATAA